CGCCGCTGCGCAACGCGGCGCAACGCGGCGCAACGCGCCGCACCGGCACCGCCCCGCCGCGCACCGCCCCGCCCCGCATCGCGCCGCAGCGCAACGCAACGACTCAATCCATTCCCGACGCACCGCTCCGCCGCGCAACGCGTCGCCCCGCGCTGCAGCGCTCCGCCCCGCGCCGCGACGCGCCGCGACGCACCGCGTCGCACCGCTGCGCACCGCCCCGCGTCGCGGCGCGACGCACCGCAACGCAACGACTCATCGAACCATCGAACCATCGGCACGGCCCATAACGGCATCGCCCTTGAACCCTCAAAGGCATAAGTCATCCGGGCACGGCCACCAACAGAAAGATGCACCTCATGAAGACCGTCTCGATCGCCCTCAAGTCCGTCTCGCCCTATAGCCAGTCCAGGGCGATCGGCACGCCCAAGAACCCCTCGGAGTCCGGCGACGACTTCGAGCGCCGCACGTGGAACGAGCGCATCCACTGCGACACCGACGGGATCGCCTACATCCCGCCGATGTCCTTCAAGAAGGCGCTCGATGCCGCCGCCCGATACACCGGGCTCAAGATCCCAGGAGGCCGCAGCGCCACCTACACCAAGCATGTCGAGTCCGGTACGTTCATCGTCGACCCCTTGCGTCTCGACATCCACAAGGACTCCATCCCTGGCGAGTGGCTGTTCCTCGACGCGAACGGCAAGAAGGGCAAGCAGTCGAGCGGCCGAGTCATGCGCTGCATGCCGCGCTTCGACCACTGGGAAGGCAAGATCACCATCTACGTGATCGACGAAAAGGTCCTGAACACCCACCCCGAGCGCAAGCAGATCACCGTGCTCGAACACTTCATGCGCACCGCCGGCAGTCTCATCGGCATCGGCCGCTTCCGACCCGAGAACGGCGGATTCTACGGACGCTTCGTCGTCAACGGATTCGAGATCCAGGAGGTCGCCGATGAACTCTGAGAACTCTCGCAGCCAGATCCCCCCGCTGCATCCCGACACCATCGCGGTAGAGCGCCATCTCTCTGAGTTCGCCGAGGGCCAATCCATCGCAATCTCGGAACTCGCCATGATCGCCAGGGCAGAGCCAGGAACCAAGTTCGATGCGCACGTGCGCTCTGCCTGCCGGCGCCTACAGAACGGACAACAGATGAAGTTCCACCGCCGCGACGGGACGCTCACGAGGCTCGATCCCGAAGGGATCAAGAACTTCGTCGGCGACCAGATCCGTCGCGCCGGCAGGATCAGCAGGCGCATCATCCGGACCGCCAGCATCACCGATGTGGGTCGGCTCACCGAATCGTCTCGCAACGATCTCGTCGTGAGCATGCTGCAAGCGCGCGGAATGCAGCGGTTCACCGATAGCCGCAGCGGCGCCAAACTCCTGACCATCGTCGCCAATGCGAAGGAGAAGATCATCGAGCTGCAGGACACCTGGAAGCTCTTGACCAACAACAAGGAATGAATCAGCCCCGCGCGTCGCCCCGCGCCGCCGCGCTGCGCGACGCACCGCCCCGCGCCGCCCCGCCACGCTTCGCCCCGCCGCGCGCCGCTCCGCTGCGCTCCGCATCGCGCCGCGTCGCGCCGCATCGCAACGCAACGACTCAACCCATTCCCGCCGCGTCGCGACGCAACGCCCCGCCTCGTCGCGCACCGCGCCGCACCGCGCCGCCGCGCATCGCACCGCACCGCGCCGCCGCGCATCGCACCGCACCGCAACGACTCATCGAACCACCGGAGATGCAAAAAATGACCCACGAAGTTGATCGCGAGACGGAGGAACAGCGCGCTCTCCTTTGTCCCCACGGTGTGCGCTGGACGGTCACCTACTGCCCCCTCTGCGAACACGAGTGCATGCTCGTCGGCGAGCTCAAGACCACCCTCCACGTCGGTCCCACCAACTGCCGCGACTGCGCAGGCTACGGATGCGCCCGCTGCGCCTACAGCGGATTCGCTCGCGGCCTCATCCGCCACTACCGCTGCAGCTGCGGCTTCGCCGACGCCGAAGAGAACGAGCCGCAGCCTACGATCACGTCCTGCCCTGACTGCGACGCTACGATCCAGACGTGACCGAAGATGCCGCAACAGCAGAACGGCGACGCAGGAAGAACCTGCGCAGACGTGCGCTCAGAGAACGCCGCAAGAAAATACCTGCGAACCAGGAAACCATCAGGCTTGCTCCCACGCCGCCCGTGGATAAGCGCTTCAAGCCGGGCCAGAGCGGCAACCCGGCCGGCCGCCCGCCCGGCCTCGACTTCCGACGGCTCGTCGAGAAGCGCGCCGCAGCCGAAGGCGTCCCCGTCGAAGCGGCCATGTGGGCGATCTTCGTCTCGATGCTCAAGCGCGCCCGCGCTGGAGATGTCGCCGCAGCAAAGCTCCTGCTCGACAGGCTCTGCACTGCCGTGGAAACCGGACCGCAGATCGCGATCATCACCGACCGCGTGATAGTCGGCCCGCCGATCCCTGACGATCGCCAGCTCGGTGAGTACCTGCGCGAACTCGTCGCGCTCTCTGGTAGATTGCTCGCAAGCAAGGCGCAGCCGACTAACGGCGCACCGACTTCTGATGATCGCCCAGCGGACAGCTGAGGACCGAGCGCGCGCCCTGGAAGTTTTCGAGGCGCTTCATCCTGGCATCGCCGGCAACCCGTACATCCCGCACTGGCCGACGCCGCAGCAGGCGCACTTCCTCGGCTTGCACCTGCAGGCGCAGAAGCCAGACGAGGTCTTCGAGGCCTTGTACGGTGGCGCTGCCGGCGGAGGCAAAACCGACGCGCTGCTGATGGGGGCTGCGCAGTACGCGTGGCGACATCCCGAGTTCGCCGGCGTCTGCATCCGCCGCAGCTACGCTGAGTTGGCGAAGCCGGATGCTCTGATGGACCGGGCGCTTCGCTGGTGGCTGCCAGCCAAGGTGCATTGGAACGGCACCGACAAGATCTTCACGTTCCCGAACGGCGCTCGCGTCCAGATGGCCTACCACGGTCACCCAAGCGATGACATGCAGTTTCAGGGGTCGGCCTACCAGTACGCGGCATGGGACGAGCTGACGCACTGGCCGGACCCGAGAGCGTACGAGTGGGTCTCGCTGTCGCGGCTACGGCGACCGGAAGGCTCGGTGATCCCGCTGCGAGCTTTGTCATCGAGCAACCCCGGAGGCCCAGGGCACGTGTGGGTGCGAGACCGGTTCGTCGGCCCCGGCGCGACAGCGGCCTACGTGCCGGCGCGAATCCGCGACAACCCGTACCTCGACCGTGAGGCGTACGTGCGCGCGCTGTCGCGTCTGCACCCGACGGTTCGGGCCAGGCTGCTCGACGGTGACTGGTCAGCGCGGGAGCCAGGCGACTACTTCCGCGCCGAGTGGTTCGGCCCTCTGCTCGACCCCGAGCAGGATGCGCTGCCGCGCGGCGATCACGTCTCGATCCGTTGGTGGGATCTCGCGGCCAGCGAGTCGCCGGACGCCGCGCGCACTGCCGGTGTGCGCATGGCCCGACTTCGCTCTGGGGTGCGGGTGGTCGAGCACGCCGTCGCGTTCCGCCTCACGCCCGGATCGCGCGACGCAGCGATCGTGCGACAGGCTCAGCTTGACGGCCGCGCAGTCATCGTCGGGATCGAGATCGAGGGCGGCTCGGGAGGGCCTGCGCAGTTCGAGGCGCTGTCCGTGCGCCTGCGAGCTTCCGGATTCCGCGTCGTCGGAGCTCGACCGAAGAGCGAGCTGACGATCGCCGAGGGACGAACCATGATGCGCACGCCGCGCTCGGCCGTCGGGAAGGCCGCCCGTGCTGACCCGGTGGCATCGTGCCTGGAGCGAGGCTACCAGCGCCGCGGGGAGTGCCCCGACACCGGGGAGCCGTGGTGGGGTACCGACGCCGGCCTGTCGCTCCTGGAGCAGCGCGACGGGCTGCGCATGTTCACCGGGCCGTGGACGCAGCCGTACCTCGACGAGATCGAGGGCTTCCCCGACGCCAACCTTCTGGACCTGGTCGACGCTACGTCTGGCGCGTGGGCCTGGCTGGAGGCCCATCCCTTCGGCCTCGGCGTGCCGCCGTCGTCCGAGACGCACTCCGGACGACCAACATCAACCAGCAACGACACCCATCCCGCAGACCGCCCGGACCCAGCTGCCGCACATCGCGACCGCGCCGGGCACTGGAGACCGTGACACCATGAGCACCGCACCCGAACCCATCCGCCCCATCCGCCATCTGCACCGCCACCGTCGCTACGGGCGGCCGGCACGCAACCCCTGGAATGCCGTCGGCTGGATCGTCCTCGGCGGCCTGATCGCCGTCGGGCTAGGCGTCTTCCTCCTGCTCGGCGGCCTCGGTGTGCTCGTCCTTGGCGCTGCGCACTAGCCGCTGGAGGCCGAGCGGTGTAGTCTGCGCCGCCGATGACGACGGAACTCCGCGTCCGGAACCAGTCGCAGCAGCTCTACGTGCGCGCGCTGTCGCTCGCGTGGCGCAACGGCATCCAGCTCTACGATCCGAGCGTCTGGCTGCTGCGCGACCCGGAGACCGAGGAGAAGATGCTGCGCGACGCGGATATCCGACACGCCGTCGGCTTCCGCAGGTCACTGATCGCAGGCAGACAGTGGACGGTGATCCCGAGGATCGAGGGCAGCGCCAGGGCTCCGGTAGTCGTCGCCGTCGGCACCGAGCTGCTACGCGGCATCCGGCACTTCACGCAGGCGCGCAAGAACTTGGCGCGCGCGTTCTTCTCCGGCGCCCGGTTCGCCCGCATCCACTGCACGCCGCGCACGCTGCGCCTAGGCGACGGCCGCGCTCGGACCTGGCTGGTTCCGACGCGCCTCGAAGACATGGACAAGCGATCGTTTCGAATCGTGCCGAAGCTCACGGGAGAAGTCGGTCACGAGACGATCGAGGCGCACTGGGAGCGCTGGGACGTGGCGCGGCAGGACTGGTTCGCCGAATCCGGTGACGACGCGACGCGCACGATTCGACACGTCTACGAGGACGATCAGGCCAGCCTCGGTCACGGCCAGGCGCTGCGCGAGGCTCTTGGCTGGTGGTGGTACGCCAAGGAGCACGTCTTCGCCGAGAGTCTGCAGGCCGTGGAGCGATTCGCGCAGGGGATCATCACCGCGAAGGTCGACGGCGTGCGCGATGCTCAGACCGGACTGCCGAACGAGGAGCTGATCCGGCAGTGGCGTGAGGTCCTGGAGGACATGCGATCGCGCCACGTGCTGGTGTACGACAAGGGCGACGAGGTCGCGATGGTGCCGATGGCCTCAGAGGGATGGGGTCTGCTCAAGGACATTCGGCAGGAGCTGCGCAGCACGATCTTCACGCTGGTCGTCGGCGCCAACCTGACGACATCGGCGGACAAGGGTGGCAGCTACGCACTCGCCGAAGTGCAGGAGAACTCGACCGAGGCGCTCGTGCAGTTTGATCGAGAGGCGCTTGAGGAGACTCTGACCGACGACCTGCTCGGCTGCCTCTGGTACCTCAATCACGCGAACCTCGTCGAGCTCGGCATCGCGGAGGAGAAGCCGCGATTCTCGATCACGCAGGAGAAGATGCAGGTCCCTCTGGAGCGCGCGCAGGTCGCGCAGGTGCTCAACGGCATGGGCGTCGAGCTGGCTCTCGCCGACGTCCTCGAACAGACAGGGTTCCGTTCTCCGGATGCCGGCGAGGAAGTCGTGGCGCCGAGGATGCAGCCGATGGCTCTCGGCGGCGAGGGGCTCTTCGGCGGCAACAGTCTTCCTGCGCTACCGGAGATCCCGTAGTGATGGCGTTCGCTGACTGGCGAGGTCTCTTCTCGGGCGCAGACTGCGTAGTGGTCGGCTGCGGGCCCTCGGCCGCTGGGGTCGCCGGACTGTGCGAACCACTCTGGACCATCGCGTGCAATCGGTCGGTGCAGTTGGTGAGATCCGACTTCGCCGTCTGCGTCGAGCCGTTCGTCAGCCGGCTGTGGCCCGTCATGCGCGCGGCCGGCGTGCCGTTCGTCTTCGCGCACATCTGCGAGGACCGGCGTGGCCGCCGGCCGCATCCGAGAATCGTGCAGTTCGACTCAAAGAACGTGCTCGACTGGTTCGCGCCGGAGCGCACGGATCGATCAAGTGAGCTGTGGTGCGCGATGTCGCCGTTCTGGGCTGCCGCCGTGGGCGCGTGGCTCGGCTTCGAGCGCGTCGGCGTGATCGGGGTCGACCTGACGGAAGACCGGTACCCCGACGTGCGCAGAGAGAATGCGGCGTGGCAAGCACTGCGCAACCTGGTGATCGGCCGCACGACGATCCTAAATCTGTCGCGCTGTTCCAGACTGGATATTCTGGGCGGCCACTGGACGGACTTCCGCCCCAAGGTTCGCCATGCGATTACCACCGCCTGACACGGTTCGAGGCCGCATCAAGCGGTGGCTCGCGGCGCAGGCCGGCGACCTGCATGGTCCAGTGCTAGAGGTCGGCGCGAAGCACGACGGCAACTGGTGGTGTGACAACCGCGACCTCCGTCCCGATCTGGCGTGGTTCGGGATCGACGTACAACCAGGTCAGGGCGTCGATCTCGTGGCCAACGCGCAGAGCATGCCGGGGATCGGCTCGGGAACCTACGGCTCAGCGATCTGCTCGGAGGTCCTGGAGCACACCTGGTCGCCGTCCAAGATGCTCGGCGAGATCCGCCGGGTCTGTCGGCCAGGATCGGTCGTGCTCATCACCACGCTGTTCGCGTTCCCGTTCCACGGCTTCCCGGACGACTACTGGCGATTCAGTCGCACCTGCCTGGCGCGACTCATGAGCGAAGCCGGCCTCGACCGCGTCATCGTCGAGGAAGAGGGCGAGATCCTCGTGGAGCTGCGAGACCACGACGAGTCGGTCGCTCGTCGCACGATCCCGATCCACGTCTTCGCCAAGGGGACGGTGTGATCGTCGCCGCGCTGACTGCCAGCGGCGGGAGGCCGAAGCAACTCGCGATGTGCCGCGACATGATGGCAAGGCAGGTCTTCGACGAACGGATCGTCCACGTGGTCTCCGAGTACGAGTTCTTGTCGGTCGCCGAGCACCTCGACGTGGTGATCGAGCAGGCGCAGCGCAGCTATGCGCCGGACTTCTTCGTCGTCGTCGAGGACGACGACCACTATCCCAAGACCTACGTCGCTCTGATGGTGAGCAAGCTGCGAGATGCGGAAGTCGACTTCGTCGGCGCCGCCCAGACGCGCTACTACCACGTCCCGAGCGGAGGCTTCCGAGTGATCGACCATCCAGGGCGATCGTCGCTGTGCGCGACCGCCTTCTCGGCGCGAGCAGCTCCGCTGATGCGATCGGTTCTGCGTTCGGCCGGTGCCGACCCCTTCGTTGATCGCGCGCTGTGGAACGAGGTCGCGAGGGCTCCGCATTTCCTGTGGCAAGGTGCGACGATGACCGGGATCAAGGGATTGCCGGGGAGACAGGGCGCCGGCTCTGGACACGAGGAGACGTTCTACGATCGCCACGACGACAACCTGATGGCGCAGCTGCGAGCCTGGGTCGGAGACCGGGCGGCAGACCTGTACCTGATGATGCGAGTCGAGACGATGAATCTGAGGTCGACGTCGTGAATCTCGACGCCTCCAAGTTCCTGGAGGATCTGACGGGGCGATACGCGCGCCTCTACGCGTCGGCGATCAACGATCTGTTCGTCGCCGCGGTCACAGGCAATCGGTCGGCGGCGTCGGACGCGCGCCATGCCCTCGGCGAGACGATCGCGGAGACGATGGGAGTCGCCGAGGTGCTCGGCGCGTCGCTCGTGCTGCAGCACGCAGCGCGACTGCTCGGCAGTCCCACCACGCAACTGTCGCTTGCGGCCCGCGGATTCGGACTGCTGCCGTGGCCTATCCCGCGCGACCTGATGCGGTTCGCGGAGGAGCCGATCCAGACGATCATCCCGAGAGTCACGCTGCAGGAGGCCGTCGACGACATGGTGGACCGGACGCCGGCAACGATCCGTCGCGCTGCGGACCGAACTGCCAAGCGCATCTCGCAGCTCTACAGCGTCGATCGCGTCGTCGCGTTCGTCCGCTCCGCCGAGGAGGCCGTGACCGAGGCGGCGCAGAACTTCGTGGCGCGCGCGCTGCGCGAGGGCATCCCGGCCGGCGAGGCCGGGCGAGCTCTAGCGATGACAGCGAACGAGGTGAGCACCAGGTCGGAGCCGTGGTCCGAGGCGTACTCGCGCATGGCGTTCAGGACGAACGTCAACACGGCGGTCACTGCTGGCCGCTTCCGCCAGGCGCAGGATCCGGACATCCGCGCTGTGATCCCGGCGTTCCGATTCGATGCCGTCATGGACTCCGACGTGCGCGACAACCACGCGGCGGCCAACGGCATCGTGATGGCGATCGACAACCTGGAGTGGAGGCGCATCGCCCCGCCGCTCGGTTACAACTGCAGATGCCAGGTCGCTCTCGTCAGCGTCCTCGAGCTGGAGAGCGCCGGGCGACTGCGCGCCGACGGCTCGATCGTGGAGTCGCGAGTGCCCCCCGACGCCTTCCCCGATCCCGACTTCCGGTACGCCGGACGCCCAGACCTCATGATCTCGGAGCTAGCGTGAGCGCGCGATCGTGGGACGAGGTGCAGCAGCAGTTCCGGCGCGTCGTGCTGATGCGCGGAGATCGCAGCGTCATGGACTTCGTGGAGACTTTGCACGTTCCGGTCAGTCGGGCGACCGTGTACCGGCTCATGGCGTGCTCTGTGCAGCGACCGTCGCGGGCGCTGCGACAGGCGATCGAGCACGTGGTCGACCTCGGCATCCCAGGTAAGACGATCGACTGAGTGGTTGACTGGCGGTGGGCACGAGTCGCGCGTCCGCGATAGCGTGCGCGCCCGATGGTCCGCACGACGACGCACAGCGCGCTAGGATACCGCGCAACGCGCATGGACGACGGGACGCTCGTCGTCCACGACGTACCGATCTTCGTCGAGTGCTCTCGCGGCGACGTCGCTTTTGACTCAGAGTGGATCCGCCGCGCTGTCGCAAGGGCCAAGCAGGCGGAGCGCGACGGCTACCTGTCGCCGATGCACGTCCGGCATCACGATCAGCTGAACGACGCGACGAACGCGGTGCGCTCAGCCGGGTTCTTCCGTGTGATCGGCGCAGTGCCGATCACGTACAAGGGCACGCGGCGAACGGCGATCCTGGCGGACCTGCACATCACCGACGAGTACGTGCAGAGGGATGTCCTGCAGAAGCGATTGCCATGGCGATCCGTCGAGATCTTCGACGTCGACGAGCCCGGAATCGGATCGCTCGCGCTGCTCGACCATGAGGCCCCGTTCCTCGAGCTGCCGCTGCTGATGGTCAGCGAAGTAGCGTCGGTATC